CTCTGGGTCCATAAGTGCTGATTTGATTATGTTAAATATTTGAGGACCAATTACAAATCTTCTAATTGGATTCTCTGGTGAAGTCTCATCTAAAGGATTTTCATTTACAAACCCTTGGAAAATGTAACTTCTTTTTTTCCAATATTTACGACCCATATCTTCTAAAGAAGGATCTTTGAACCAAGGTCTTACCTCAGTTAATATTGGACATGTCTCATTCCACATTTCCATACAAGGAACTTGTACAGTAACTGGCCTTGCGTCTCCGCCTGCCACTCCTGGAAATGTTAGTCTGATCATTTGTCGTTCTACCCAAAAGAACGTGTTGTTTGGATCACTATCAGGCAAAAACCTCATCACTGCTGATGTGCCTTCGTCTATGTTCCAAAATGGGTATATTGCGTTATCGCCTTGAGCTTTTGAACCACCGCCTGGTTTAGATTCCATTGATTGTAGTTTTGCTCTGATTTCTGCTAAAGATGCCATGTTTTTCTCCTATATGCCATGTTTCGCTGTATCTTCTGTATTTAGGATACAACTGTTTTTTTATTATAATGCCTCGATGCAAAAAAGTCAAGTACTTTTTTACAACTATTGGAAAATTAAATTACTTTATTCTTCCAACAAATTTATTTATCTTTATAACGTAATATTATATGATAAACTGGTCTAAAAATGCTTCATATGACTCTGTTGCTGTCATAGGAGCAGTTTGTACATTGTGCTGACCTGCACTTAGTAGACTACTTTTAATTGCACCATACTCGAATTGGCTCAGTTGTCCACCAGCATTTAGTTTACTACTAATGCTATGTAAATAGTTTCCAAGTTTTTCGTCCTTTGCATTAAACCCTAATCTACTAACTTGATGTCCAAGTTTAGCATGAGGTGTGTCAAATTCCATTAACTCGTCTTCTTTAAGTTGATCTTTAATATTTTCAAACGTTTCTTTTGCTATTGCGTTTGTAATGTAACTTTCAAAAGCATGTCTTTTACTAGCCATTACTTTTAAATTATCTAATACATTTGCAACTTTGTCATCAAAATGTGTTTCTGTAAATTTACTTTCTAAATCTAAATCGTCTTGTAATAATTCTACATTATTATAATTTGTAACTGTTTCTACTGCATTTGCATAAGACTTAACACCACTTAATCTTTTTAAGTTTGTTTTAATATCATTAATATTTTCTACTGCTAATGTCACAAACTCTTCATTGGTTTCGTTAACCAAGTTAGCCTTTCTTACATATCTAACAAATTCTCTAAGTTTGCCATAGTCTTTTGACATTTCTGTAATTGCTTCGCCTATTTCGTCAAAAGTTTCTCCACCATTGTGTAGATGTCTTGCCATTGCTCTTGCGGCTTGTAAATTATTTTCTGCCATTTTAAACTTTTCTTCACCACGTTGTATTAAAATACTGTGAATATTTCTGCTTCTAGCACCACGTACTTCTTCGTTTACATCTTTATTGTGTCTAACAATAATTTTAACATTGTCTGCTAGTGGTTGATAACTGGACTTTCTGCTACCAGTCATTTTACCTAAACTGGCTTCGTTAACAGATTTCTTATTATATTCCTTAGTACCACCAAAATAGCCATCATCCTTGGCTTCACCATCACAAGTTTTACAAGATTTAGAACTTGAAGAGTCGCCATCTTTAAAACCTGTACCTTTACAGTCTACACAATCTTCCTCTTTCTTTTCTGGTATTGCTTGTAATCCTGATAGTTTTCTAATAGTATTAATTTCTTCCATAACATCTGCCATGTCCGTCTCCGCATTTCTTTTGATATCTACTTTTTCGCCTTTAGGTTTAATTTTTTTGTCAAATATTTTGTAGTCAAAACTCATTAAATAATCTTGTGCAAGTTCTTTTAACATATCTCTTACAGGACTTTCACTTAAATCCTGACTTGTTGCTAATAGTAATGCTTTTTCTTTAATATCTAATCTAGCAAGTAAGTTAGGTTCTGCTACAGCAAACCGTGTTGCTTCTTTTGGATTAATAACTTGATTACCGTCTTTATCAAAACTTCTTACTTCAAATCCAAAGCCTTTTAAGACATTAAAAGTTTTTTCTGCTACTGTTTCTATATTAATTGACATAATACTATTTATCTATTTGATTGTTTTCAAAGTAATTGTTAATGTTGTCAAGTATAGTATCTTCTTCTAGATGCAATTTAAAGGTATTGTAATTGTGTATTAAAACATCTTTCATATCGTAAATAATATCTACCCATTGCTCATCAGAATACTCAGTCAATTCTTTGTATAACCTACATAATTCGTTCATTCGTGCTTCATTATCAGTTATGCCGTCGTATTCTTCTGACCACCATTTATCAAAAGTTTTAAATCCCTTATCTTTTAATAATTGTAAGGAGCCAGGTGTTGCACAATATACAAATGGTTTAACATTTTTAAAAGACTGAGATGCCTTTTCTGTTAAAATAACAGGTCCGTTTTCTATAAATCTTGTTTCTGTACTAAAATCAACATAGGAGTTTGTTGCAAGAGTTTGGTAACGTTCAAATGCTCCACTCCAATTACCTTCTTGTGGATTTAAATCTGTATTAAAAGGAAGTAAATGCTCAAACGGATATGTTTTTGTTGTGTACCGTCTTAATTCTTCTACAGTACAGGCAAGTGTATGATGATTACTTTTAAGTAAATTGTTTTGAAAAGCATAATTAAATAAATTTAATCTATGTTCTCTTGGTTTGTTATTAAGACATAATATTTTAAATTGTCTTTTAGTATGAGATTTAATTTGTTTAATTTTATCATCTAAAATATTAGGATTATAAGAAACCTTAGAGTAAAACAAATAATGTATAGGGATATATGTAAAGTCTAAAGAATTTATATTATAATAATATCCTAATACTATAAACCTTTCTTTACTTAAATTATATTTTTTAATTGTATTAATTAGAATCTTATGGAAAAATAAATCATTTTTTTGTGTACTACTTACATCAGGTAGTAAATCATCTATAATTGTATCTATAACAATATTGTAATTGCTATCATTAACAATATGATCGGGTATTGTAAAATAAAAATTTTCTGTTACTATGTTCTCTATGATAAGTTCATTACTAAATTGTATGTGATAAATTAACTTGTCTATGTTTTTGAAAAAATCATATCTATTAAATATACCACTCTCAATAGCATATTTTTTATAAGAGTCTTCTGAAGTAAATGCTAATGGAAGATGTTTATGCCTATATGTTTTAATAATGTCTTCTTGGGAATATCCGTTAGGAATAGTTATATCTTTTCCTTTAAAGTTAAAAGTTGCCATTAGATAAGTGGCATAGGTTGATCCCAGTCGTCGTCATCATCTGAATTAAAGTCGTCCCAACCAAGACCACTATTTACAGCATTGTAAACATCATCTTCAAAGGTGCTTATAAAATCTATCATTCTAAGTCCTAAAGTAAGACTCATAACTAAATCGTCTGATTGTCCAGGCTTTGCTTTAAAGGTATTTGCTGTGGATACAAAGTTTTTTAACTCACTCATTAACATTTTACTGCCTAGTTTTATCTTATCATGTTCTATTAATCGTTTAAGATTTAAACAAGACTCTATCTTTGTTTTATGTGTTGTATAATAACCTCTGCGACCTTTCTTTCCTTGTACTTTCTTTGGTTCATGTAGCATTTCTCCAGGGAAATTTTCCTCCCCAGTATCTCTAATTACTACTAATGCCGCCTCTCCAATAGCATTGTTTTCCACACTCCAATAAATTTGTGGTGCACCTTGGTCTTTTATATATTGCATTACTTCCATACAGACCTTTATCTGCCCTTCTATAGGAGTTTTATTGTGGCACCACTCTGCTACTTGTACCATACTAGGAAGTTCCATAACCTGTATTGCGGCATTGTCTCCGCCTGTACCAGTACTTGGATCTAGTGATAATACATAAATTCCCTCTGGTGTTGGATGTTTATACCATCTGACTTGTCCACTTTTAAGTATAGGTTCTTTACCATTCATTTCTAATAACTTTAATGGATCTATTAATGTTTCATCATATATTACAAATTCACATTCGTGTTCACGTTTAAAACGTTCTTCGCCAATTCTTCCTCTTTCTTCTGTTGCCCATATGGCATCTCTATCTGGGTGCTGGTCCCAGATTGCTAACATAGGCTTAAATCCATTTACACCTACATCTTGCTCATTACCATGTTCATCAAAAAGTTTATTTGCTTGATTCCATATCATAGCAAATGTGTCTTCATCACTATTAGGTGTTGATGTAATAATACATTTACCACCAGTTGCCAATGTAGGCGATAAAGAAGTCCAGAATTCACTCGCAATTCGTTGTGGTACAAATGCAAACTCATCTAAGTATACTAATGTAAGTGACATACCCCTACCAGTATTTTCTGTTGTTGTACTTGCTACTATTCTACTTCCATTATCAAACGACATAGAACCTTTATTGTATTCTGTTACACCGGCTCTAATATGATCTGGTACACTTTCGTATGCGTATCTAATACGTTGCATAATTTCCTGAGCACCTGCTTGTTTGTGAGCCGCAACTAATATTGTACTATCAGGCTTAAACATAGCATACCACAGCAAGTATCCTGCGGCTACAGTAGTTTTACCCATCTGTCTACCCAGCATGTTTATACTGTATCTGTAATTATTATAGTTTTCTATTAGATCTAACTGATATTTAAAAGGGTCAAAATCTATACCACCTTTTGTAGGATGTTGTATTTTTACATGATTAGTCATAAAATACAGAGGGCCACCCACAGGATCTGCACAATTTTTAAAATCTTGAATAGTATCTGGGGTATATGCGACCTTGCTATAGCCTTGTTTAACCAGACTGGTATCTGCTGTTCCTCGTGCCATATTACTATTTATACAGTAATTATACTTGGATTTGGTTTTTTGTGTAGATTATGTTTTAATATCCAGTCATATAGATGTTGAGCTATAGCCATATGCCCTAATTTATCAGGATGTACTGTATATTCTTCAATAGAATATTTTTTAGAGATGGCTTTACCTGAAAAGGCACTTAAAGGAATAACTCTTTTATCTTTTGTTAATGATCTTAAAGTTTGATCTATGAAGGGTTTTTCTGGAGCATCATCAGATACAGCGGCAGAATATATTAAAAAAGGAATATTTCGTTTGATTAAAAAATTTTTTATTAGGGAAAGATTTTTATACATATATTCTAAATGCTCTACATAATTTGTAAATCGTGTGAGAAGCCATTGTGTTGCAAATTCCTTAACTTTTTTTACATCATCCGCATCAATATGTTCTTCAGGTACACTTACAAACAAAGGTTCTTGTATGTCTAGATAATCAGTACTTTTCCTAACGTAAGAAATCATATATCCAAAGCCACCTGTTTCGTTATTATTAACTTCTGTTCCTTTTGCCATAACAACAGGAGTAATATCTTGATTTTTAAATATACCGTCTCTTGCCTTAACTGTTCCTATACTTCTATATGTAATATAAGAATACTCTGCGACAACAAACAGTCTATCAAATGTTTTGAATTTATTATAATACTGATTACAGAAATTTTGTATATCGAATACTTGCATGTCGCAAGGTTTGGCAACTAAGGAATGATTCCATAAATTATTACAATTAGTTAAATTTGCAAATTCATCTACCCAAGAATAGGTATCTGTTGTTTTAAATAGACTTCTTTCGTGACCTTTACCCCATCCTGAGGCATAACTTGTTCCGTCTACATATAGATCGGTAAACATGAATTTATGAAAGTCGTTTTGCTAATTTATCTTTGATGTAGTTTACTAAAACTTCTTTATCTGTTGAGTATGAAGCGTCTGCATCGCTAGTGCCACATGGTGATTCTTCATCACTATCAGGCTCTACTACTTGTACTTCAGGTTCATCATGTGCTTCTGGTTCGTCGTCTGCTTCTGGTTCATCTTTATACATGTCTTGTGGTAAAGTAAGTCCTGCCATTTTAAGTACTTTTGCAAGTTCTTGCATATCATCGCCACTTGCTTCTATACTTACAGAACCTTTATCAGTATTTTTATGTTGCTTAAATTCTACTGAACCTTCAACATGTTCAGGGGAATCTGCATCACCATAAGCATCACTCATTGCTTCTGAAAGTCCTGCTAACATTTTTAATTCGTCTAAATTAATTGCTTCTATTTCCATACCTTCTTCTATATCTGCTAGTTTGACTTTTACTACTTTTCCATCATCTGTTTGAACAATAGCCTCATCATCTGCTTTAGGCATAGTAGAATTAATAACTCTAACTTGTCCTAAATCTTTATGTGTTTTTTGCTGTCCTACATCTTCAGGACCTTGATCAGGTTGATCAGGTTGTTGTGGTTCTTGTGGTTCTACTTCTGGTTCTACATCTTGTGCAAATTTTTCTTTATGTCTTGATATACTATCAACTGCATCTGAACCAGTTAAACTATCTAGAACAGGTTTAATGAACTGAAAAAACGGTTGTGCATGTGAAGGTGGAATTCCTTCTCCTTTCTTCATCATACCGTAAGCCATCATTACCTTTTGTGTTAATGCAGTATCATCTCCTACCATTTTTTGCACAGCCTCTCTAGACAGTTCTTCTTCTATAGATTCTATTTGTCCGGAAGCAATTTCGTTAGGCCCTGGTATTTTACCACCATCAGGATCATTAATGCCCATATCTGATCTTGTTTTACCTTGTCTTTGCCATGCAGGTACATCAAGATCTTTTTGCATTGATGCTTGTTTATCGGCTACTACTTTACTTGATATTTTATTCAACTGTATTAACTTAGGTAAATGTCCTGCTTGAATCATTGGGTCTAAAAGACCTAGTAATATTTCTATTTGTTCTGATTCTGCGGCTGGTAGTGCCTTACCTTGCTGTAAATGAGTTCTAGCACTTTGTAATCTACTAGTAATTAGGCCAGCCATTTCTGCTCCGCCTAATGTTCTAATTCTACTTATATCAGTAGTCTTCATTACTGGTTCAGCCTCTATAATTTTCTTATCTGACATTGTTACGACCTCTTACTACTTTGAGAAATAACATCAACAGTTTTACTTGATTCTGTACCTCTACCCATATTCGGTAATCCGTGTATTTGAGCACCTAGTTCTGCTAAGTCATCGCCCATTAATTCGTCTTTACTAGGATAGTTACGGAAATAGTCTGCGCCTTTCTCTGCTTTAATTTTTGCTAATTCCTCTAAAAACTTTTTATTATATTCTTCACCAAAGAAGTTTGCTTTAAAATCAACATCTGCATTTTCATTTTCGTAATGTTCCATACTTTCATCGTTGAGTAGTGCATCTTCTTCTGAAACTTGTCTGTCTACATCTTCTTTTGCTCTAAGTTCTGCCATTTCAGATTCTATTCTTCTAGGATCTTTAACACCATAAGCAAGGACTCTTTCGTGATCCATACCTAAATTAACAGCCAACCATACTTCTAATATTCTTTCGTTGACTGGGTACTTTAAAATAATATCTGTACTACATACTTCTGATGTACATTGTGTACCTTTTGCTCTATAAAATTCTTTTGGATTCTCTTCTATAGGTGTTCTTTTAAATGGTGTAGCACTGACAAGGTTATATTTGTCTAGACATTTTTCTAACATGTCCATTTGATCAGAACCACAATCAGCGGCAAACTTTACTCTGTAGCCGTACTCTTTGTTGAATGATTCTGTTATATAGTCTTTAAGTTTCATATTTAAACTCCGTTTAAACTTCGTTGTTACACTTATTTATCAGAATACAGATATTTTTGCTAAATAATTGCATGTCAAAAATAAAAGTAAAAGAACCTCAACATCCTACAGAAGGAGAATACACTTTAGATCAATACGGTGAACTTGTAGTTTTTAAAAATGGAGAATGGGTAAGGCCTTAATTTTCGCCTTTAATTATTTTTAATAGATCGTTTCTATCAAATACAGTTGCTTGAACGGCTTCAGTTTCTGTACCCTTATTATCAAACTTATCTATTCTTGCTTTCTTAAGCATTAAGTCTATTTGTTGTAACTTTGCTTTTGTTTTAGCATCACTGGCATCTAAGGCAATCTTTAACATGTTACTTGCTTCTGCAAATACTTTACCAGCCGCCATATCACTAACATTCATACCTAAACTCATTAGTTGCTCATAACTTTCTATAGCCTTTTTGGCTATGTCATTCATTTCACCTTCGTGATCTTCTAAACCCTTAATTTCTTTAAATGCTAAATTTATTTTATCACTTACCGACAGAGCATTTTGCGTCTCTTCTATTATTTCCTGTGTTTCTTCCACACTAGGAACTTCCTCTATTTCTGTTTTAGTAACTTCTTCTAAAGGGGGCAGATTAAACTCTTCTTCTAGTTTTTTAGTCATACTACTATTTATTGGATTGTAATTGCCAAACGTTCAAGTGCTGGTCGCCTCTTACTAATGCGGCTGTGAATCTGCCTACACCGTAATCTATTGCGCCATCTACCATTACACTAGGCTTTGCTGTAGAAGGGTCCATTTTAGAATATTGATCATATCGTTTAGGATTTTTTTCAAAGTTTTTATTTACAGAATTAGGTATTTGAGAATTCGGATGATTTTGTTTTATTTTATCTAGTATGTCCTGAGGTAAATTTTTCATTTGAAGTAGATTATTTTTATGCTTTAATAATGTTTCTACAGGCATTTTTACTGGTGTTGGGCTAATTAATTTTAAATTAGTTATAGTTTGTACGGCATCTTTACCTGCTGTGGGATCTTTCATAATCCATTCATCTTCTATTTCTTTTACAAGTTCTGCTGGCCATTTTTTATCTATCATTATTTTTCTTATAATGTACCTATGGTCAATTGATTTTGCTATTTCAAATATTTTCATTTGACTCTTTTCTTAGCAATACGTTGTTTTTTATTACGAGGTTTTTTGTTAGAGAATATTTGATCTTCGTTGATAACTTTAAAACGTATACCTTTGCGTTTACACCATTCTTGTGCCGCAGTCCACTTAGCGGCGTTTATATGCGTTTGTATGGCTTGTCCTCTGCTACGAGCATTCTCTAATGTAGTTTGATTAGCAGGTTTAATCTCTATTAGTTCTACATGTTCTGTACCATCTTTGTCTTGATACTGTATCATAAAGTCTGGAACATAGTTGTGATACTTGCCATCAACAGGACTTCTATAAGGAATCTTTACATTTTCACTTGCCCATTTAAGTATATTAGGATGACTATCGCACATACGCATGAATGCCAACTCCCAACTGCTTCTGTATTTAGGTGGTTTGGAGCCTACAAACTTTGAGGTATTTGCAACTTCATATAAGCCTTGTTGATATTTGGCCATGTTATGACTTTAAAAGTTTACTTACTGGACTTTTAGAATTATTTTTAGGTGTAACTAAGTTTACTCTGTTACCATTGGGTCTTAATTCATTAATGGCATCATAGGCTTGTTTTGTTATATTTAAAGTGTTTTCATTTATACTAAAGAAATCCATTGGATTCATATTTTGTTGTTCTGCAACTTTTATAAGAACAACTGATAATGCCTTAGCATTGGCAGTCTTAAAACCTAATTTTTGCAATCTTAAAAATATTTGTTCTAATAATGGACCATTTAAAGTTTGTGCTGAGTTACTAGAAAAATCACCTAATATTTGAGAACTTGCTTGAGGTAAAGGAAACTTAATAGTTGCATTTTCTAAAAATGTAGTCAACGTTGATTGTAATACTTTATATTCTATTTCATTTCCAAATGTATTATATAATGACGTACTCATATTAAAAACTTATATTTATATAGGGTGAATTACTATCACCATTTGAATTATTAGTTTCTGTTGTTTCATTAGACTCACCTGCCTCATTTTGTTTATCACTTTCACTGCCAGGTACAACATTATTAAAAATATCTCGATCATCTGAATCATTAGTTATTGCATAATTAAATTCATCTGTTAATGCTTGTTTTAAGATATCAGATGTGTCTTGGCCATTTATTACAGCAGATAGTCCTCTATCAATTATTCTACCAAAAGGAGATTCTTCTAACCAACTGTTAGCACTATCCCATGCTGTTTTACCACTATTTTTTGCTTTCTTGACCGGTGTATAAATTTTGTTAGTTTTGGACCCTTCTTCTAATTCTGATACTAGTATACTGCTATCATCAAACATTTTATCAGTATTCATGTAACTGTCTACGCCTGTTTCTTTTCCGCCTGTTTTAGGCTGTTGTGTTCTAGATCTTCCGTCTCCATCTTTTCCATTTAAAATACTTATATTTGTAGTATCTAAAGCAACTGGTTTTTTAATTGTTCCCATTCCAGGTAATTTAGCACCTGCCATATTTTCAAACCTTGCTAAATCTTGTTCACCTAAAGAAAAATTATATACATTAGTTGTAGTAAAGTTTTCATATTCAAAGTCTATTTTAAAATCCATTAGTTCACTAGAGGAGTAATCTAGACTACTTCCTGAAAATCCTTTCATCATAGGGTTGAACATAGAATATTGAACACCTTTATCCCCATGATATAAAATTAAGTCTATTCTTTCAAAAAAGTTTTTGGTAACACCTAAATCTAATCCAAAATCATTACTACTCCATTGGTAGCCTTTACCATTAGTTTCGCCTTGACGTCCAAAGTTTCCTGCTTGATATCCTCCATGTGTGTCACCACCCATGAAAGAAGTGTCTCGTGTCTCACCATCAAATTTATTTCTTGGATTCATATAATGATATGAGTAGTATTTCATGAATAATGTTAACCATTCATTTTGTACTGTATCCATAACCGTAATACTAATTGGACTATGATCTACTCCAATCTGTATAATTTTCTTACGATTAAATGAATTTTTAGTTTCTGTAGCAAACGTTACCTCAGGCAATGTTGCCGTTCTAACAAGAGAAGAAATTCTTGTTCTAAAAGAAGAAGTATCTTCCATCATGGAAATAAGTCTTCTATTAATAATGAAATTTACATATCCCTGAAATTGCTGTCTTGGTGGAGCAATGTCAGGTTTGTAATGTTCGGCATTACGGAAGTCCTTAAGAAAGAACTTCCGATTATTACCTGATTTGAAAAACTCCATTAAGGATTACTCCTTAACCTAATGTTCCTGTGCCTGTGCTCACTGTTTCTGGGAATGGGTTACCACTTACAGTTCTACCGTTAATGTCATTATCACCTTCAAAGTGGATTGCATTATCGTATCTAACCTGTAGAGTAATCTGTACGGCGTCACTCGCACTATAATCCGTTTCACTGTAATCAACGTTAGTTAAAAAACATCCTTCAAGGAACCAAACTTCAGTAGCACCTGCATTAACACCGTCAAGTATTTCTACCTGCATGTCAAATTTATAGTCACTACCAGAGGCTGGTGTTGATTGTTGGAAATGATTTAACTGTCTTTGCACCTGAGCACCAACTTGTTTTGCTACTTGGTTAGTGATATCATCACGAATAGTAACATTAATTTGTTCCCAAGTATGTTTACCTTGTACATAAATTTTTGAGTTATAACTATCTATTACCTGCTCTTCATAAGAGATCTTAGGTCTAGATACTGATTGGATGTTTTGTGTTAAAACTTTAGTTTCAGCACTTCCACCAAAATTGTTTAAAAAACTAACTCTAAATCTATATTTTAGTTTAGGCATTAAAACGCCTGAACCGGTATTACCTGTTACTGGAACACCAAATTTGCTTTTAGTTTCTGTTGTTGCACTTGATACTGCCATATTGTTCTCCTAACGAACTTTTATATACGAATATTTATCACTTTGAGCCAAAAAAGGTTAACTGCGTATATAATTTATTCACAAAAAAGGGCAGAAAACCTGCCCTTTTAATTAGTTAAAGTATAACTTAACCTGTTTGTCCCAATGTATTTTGGATTCTAATTGGAATGTATATAAACTCAACTGCTTTAACAGGCTGTATCGCCACGTCAATATGCAATTCGTTTCTATCTATTCTTGCCGCTGTATTGTTTGTTGTGTCACAAACTGTAACAAAGTCAAACAATCCACGTTGAGAAACAAGTTCACCAAGTAGTCTATCAACAACTACTTTAGCATTTGATCTTGTTACTTCATCGTTTGGTTCAAACAAGAATGGCTTAACTGCGTCGTCTAACTGTTCACGTAGATAAACAACAAGTCTAGCAACATTTACTCTATCCAATGCACTTGAAACTGAGTTTAAAGTCTTTTGACCAAATACTGCAATTCCTCTGCCTGGGAAGTTTCCAATAGGGTTAATCTTATTAGTGTAAAGACTATCTCTTTGTCCTTCACTTAAAGCAACTGCTACAAATTCGCTAGATGTTGCGTCAAGATAACCTGTTCCAGAAGCATTACTTACTAATCCTCTTTGGAATCCTGCTGGTGCAAACCATGGGAAAGCCACCTGATCGTTAAATGCTAATGTTCTTAATGCCATATGTGAAGCAGGAACCATAACACTTGAACCGTCTAGGTTACTTGCTAAACCATGTGGATAGTAAACAGCCGCATATGGTGAATTAGTAACTAAACCGTCTTCTCCATTTTCAGTTGTAACTGCATTATTATTAATCCAGTTTGAAGTACTTGTTGCGTCTGCGGCCAATCTTAATGGTGCATCTATAACACTAAATACGGTGTTCTTACGATCTGTACCAAGTGATATCATCTCATCTGCTAGTTCAGGATATCCTGGAACTGCTACAATATTGAAACGGTTTGTTTCGTTTCTGATATCTTGGTTTGCAGTAAGAGCCGCTTGAAGTGATGTAACAACAACTTTTCTCTGTGCCTTTCTCAACATGTGAGGTGAGCCATCTGCTTTATTACCGCTGAAGTCTTTCCATAATCCAGAAGCACTATCGTATTTCTTAACATTACCGCCACTTGCCATTTTGTTCCATGCTAAGATGTTACTTGGATATAGTGTAGGTGATGGAAGGCCATTTGCTTCACTAATAAGTGCAGTATTTTTAGATGCTCTAAAGTCTCCAAATACAATACCTGCTGGTGTAAGTTGATCTGCATTGTCAACTAATACCCATTCATTTGCAGAACTATATTTGTAAATTTTAGGATAGTTTTCTAAATCACTACCGTCAATCCATAAATCATTAGCCTGTAAACTAGTACCGTCTGCTTGTTTTGTAGGTTGTGTAGAAGTAACTTGTACATCACCTGTATAAGTTGCCCAAGAACCTGCATTATTATAAAGAATATCAACTGTGCTTGTACTTACAGTTGCGTCATACCATAGCATTCCGTCTGCTAAGTCACCAGTTAATTCTGTTGCTTTTGCTGTGAAACTTAATGCTTCAAAGTTACTGTAAGGAACATCTGCTGTTAGGTTAAGTTGTGCAGGACCAAATCCTGAAACATTACCTGCCATAAGCAAAATATCTTTACCATCGCTATTATAAATGTTTAATTTACCACTATTATTAGAAGCAATAACATTTGAAGAGTTAGTTGACGTTCCAGCCGCCGCTAGTGCTGTATTAATATCAATAACCATGTCATCAACACTTGCATTACCGTTTGAATCAGTGTCAGTAGTAAATGTTACATTTACATTTGCACCGTCATCAATATTCATAATCATACTAACTTTAGTCGCATGTGCTGAAATAACAACTTCAGAACCGTCTAATGCCGCTGTACTTTCTGCACTAATACTGCTATTACCGTTATGTCTTTTAGGTGTAAACCATGCATAGTCGTTGTTTTGTCCAACTCCTGCAACATCTACAAATAAGTCTCCAGCAACTGGGCTAGGACCATGAAAACTAGTACCATATGCATCTGACATGCTTTTTCTTGCATATACAGTTTGGTCTGTAAATAGACCAGTGTTGCTATTGTATAGTTTAACTTTAAAATCTGTACCGTTACTTAATGAATTCTGTTGTAAGAATACATCACCTGCTACTAGTGAACCACCACCTTGTCTTGTGGATGGTAAATCACTGTGATCACCTATTTGGAAATCTGCTGAAGAAGTTCTAGTTCCCCAACCTGAATCACCAATTACGTCCCAAGTAGTGTCATTAGTTTTTTGGTAAACTTTAATGTCTGCCTTTGTAGCACCTGCTGTTGTAAAATATACAACTGCATAGTCATCTTTCATACCGTATGATGGTTTTGGTTTATCTCCAGTAGTAAGATCTGTACTTGCTGGAACTTTGACTGTTTGTTTTACCCATGCAGAACCGTCCCATTTTTTAACACCAATTACTGATGTTGATGTATCTAACCAGTAACTACCGTTAGCAGGTTTAGATGTAGGTGCAGTTGCAGATGGTGTTAAGTCATTTAAATCAACGTCTGCTCTTAAAACGTATGCACTATTGGCTATACCTAAGAAACTATATGCTGATAAAAGACCGTATTCATTCTGTTCGCTACCGTGTAATTGTGTTAACCCGCTTGATTTAAATTCTGGATTACCATAATTTTGTAGTAACTCTCTTTGGCTGGAAACTTGATAAAGTTTTCCGGCTGTTGCTGAAGTTGTATATGCTGATATACCTGAACCGTCTGGACTTGTTTTGTCCTGTGCCGTAGCAATAACGATTAAAGGTACACTTCCAGCACCAGCAGGAGCATAAAAACTCTCGTCTGATACCGTTACACTTACTCCAGGTGATGATAATGTTGCCATTTTATTCTCCTATTATGTATTGTACAATACTGTCGTATTACCTTTATTTATCAAAATAATGAATTATACTGTATTTACGGAATTGCTAGGTATTAGCAGGTATTATACAATGTGTAGGGTATCTTTAAATTCGCCTGTTTTCCAGTCTCGTATTTCTTCAACTTGGTGGGCTAGGTCTTCGAGGGTACCATTATTATTAATAACGTAATCAACTGGGTAGCCTGCCCAATTCCACTCACTCTCATGAATGTCTCTGTATTTTGTCTGCATTATCTTTCTGCTTACAACGTTTTCGTGTGCCGTCTTTGCTGTTTCAAACCATTCAGGTAGTTCTCCACGTTGCACCCAAATAACAACTCCGCCCATATTTTTAATTAAATCTAATTCATTTCTGAAACGAGCATCACTAATAACTGTGCATGGTGCATTTTCTATTTGTTTTCTTATTCTGTATTCTAAACTGTTTAACCAAATGTTTTCATCAAAGTGATTTCTAAGTACTTCTGTACCTAAAAGTTGTAATGCTAATCTAGGAGTAAAGTTTGGGACGCCTAATTTTTTAGTCCAAAACATATCTGGTGTTTCTCTGAAATCTCTGCTTTCAACAGTATCACCTTCCAGCATTGATCTATCCCAACCAAAAATACTGGAGCAAACATCTTTTAGTGGAGCGGCGAAACTATCATGGACACAACCACGTTCTACAAACATATTGGCTACTGTATCTTTGCCACTGCCTATAAAACCGGTTATTCCTATTAGCATTATCCTATTACAAATCCTAGAGGGGTATTACCCTCTTCATAATTATGTACACTATCTTTTAGTGTTTGCATTTCTGTTAAGGCTTCATTCTTAAGAGCATCACCATTTAATTGTATGGCTCCTCCTGCTCCTGGAAGACCGGAAGCATATTTACTTCTTGCTTCACCTAACATCATTTTACTCATTGCTAGAGAATAAGAACCTAACCAATTGCTGGAATAGACATCTCTTAGCAAAATACTTTCAGGAATAAAATTATACACACCAACCGCAATTTCTTCTTCGTGTCTTACGTTTCTTAAAATTTTAAGTTGTTTAGTATTTCTATTCCAAAGGAAGTTGTATTCGCTACCAAATACACGACCTAAAGTTTCTTTATATTGTGAGAAGGCATCAAATACTGCTAATCCACCAATTTGTCCTGCTTGTAGCATATACATATTGTTGAATGCAACATCAAAAGGATCAAAGTTTGTACCGCCACTATTAGTACCAATACCTCTACGATACATTCTTCTTACTTCCATGACTTCATCAGGTAAAATATATTCAGTTACATCTTTTTCTGTATTAAAAAATATGATACTTTCTTCTACTGAACCAGAACTTAACTGTCTATAAATACCAACTGCTTTATCTATAGCAACGTCATAATGTTCTCTGTCTAATTCAACATCAACCATGCCGTCAGCCAAACGAAGTTGTAACTCTTTAATAAGTTCTTCTCGACTTTTATATCCTATTTGATCTTGTGCCATACTACTATTTATCTAAATTTGTATTAAAATGCTTTTAGAATGATAATTGTATCGCTCACACGCCCTGATAGTTTTATTTCTGTTGCTTTAATGCTACTAAAAGCATTGTTCATTTTAGTTTTTGCGGCACCCTTAAATTCTTTTAATTGTACTGCGGGTTTTCTTAATGTCTTCTGTACACTTTCACCTGCCTCATAATCGTATATGGAAGTACCTCTAACTGTTAATCCTGATGTTAGATCACCTTTCTTATATACACCTATTTTACGAGTCTTAGTATTATACACCCAAACTTCTGTAGCATCTACAATCTCTGCTGGATTAATACTTGCTATCCCTAAATCAGAATCATTTATTTGATACTTCATTTTAGAAACCATTTGTTCTCTGCTTCTAACTTTAGGCTTACGAGGTTTGCGTTTTGCTTTGCCAGTTTCAATAAATGTATCACATGCAGTATCTATCTTTTGATAAAATTCTAAATACTGTTTACGCATTTTAGATGTGAAGTGACTATAACCTTCTTTAATATCAGGATCGTTCCATTGTAAAACTTCTTGTGCTTCTACAATATAAGGCTCTATACTTATTTTAACTATTTTTGCATGTGCAGGTTTAATTATACCGCCTCTATAAATTTGCATTTCTTTGTAAGGGTCAAAGGATTTAATATCCATTTCACCTTTTTCAACAAACTCATCTATGTAATATTCCCATTCACCAATAAGTTCAGAAACTTGTTCCGCCATTCTTTCCTGAATACTAACAACTTTCTTGGAAACTTTGTCTGCTTTCTTAAGTTCTGTTTCTTTAAAATATTTTTTACCTAATTTTAAAAACTCTTCTTTTCTACTACCGTGTAAATATCCTAACGCACTTTCTGTTAAATATCCTACCTTATAAAATATCCAAGCATACTTACCTGACATCTGTAACCAAGGATCCAATGGTGTAATTGTTGTAAGTTTAATTTCTTCTTCAGTCCATCCACTTTCTTCCTTAATCCATTTCTTCATTGCTTTAGTTTTGGATTTAGAATCTATTTCGGAATGAATAAAGTACTCAACCTTTTTGTAGGCTTCCTCTCTTTGTTTCTCATCTGTTAATGCAGACATTTCGTTCCAGTTTGGTTCTGGGATTAAATATAAACTTTTCTTTTTGCGTTTTGCCATGTAGTGTCTCAGTCTTCAAATAAATCAGGATTTGCAGTAACATATAAAACTTTAATTGCCTCAGGCCATCTGTCATATCCTGTTATATCTTTTTTATCTTTAAGGACGTTTTTTTCCTTCAAGAACTGAACAATACTTATCATGCCAGTAAATTTTCCTTCCGTTAAGCCTTGTTTTTTACCTAAATTATAGAAATATAGGCTATTTGCAACGATAAAGATTGAAACTGCGATGTATAGGTCCATTTGCCACTCCTAGTAATATTATCACTAGTATAGCAAAATTTAGAAGTTTGTCAAGAATTTATTTTCCTTTGGAAAATTTCCTATCTACATTGTGGGGGAGATCGTTTTCTATAATATTTTTCCAGACTGCAATAGTTTTATCTAAGCCTTCACTTAATTCTACTTTTGGAAACCAACCTAATCGTGTAGTAATTTTATGATTTGTACTATTTAATAAGTAAATTTCACCGGGTCTTTTAGGCTTAGTATTCCAATTTACATGTCCGTTCCAGTCTAATTTATCTGCAATCAACTTTACATAGTCCTTAATTTTAATTGCATTATCTGGACCTATGCAAAATATTTCTCCAGCACATTTTTCTGGATTTGTTATTACAGTTTCCCAAGCATCAAGTAAATCGTCAATGTAAATAAAGTTTCTGTATGGCTCACCGTAACCTAAATTTATCTCATCTGGATTTTTAAGCATTTGTGTAATTATTTGTTCAGTAACAAAAAAGTCATTATCTTTTCTACCATAAGCATTTGTTTGACGTATTGCTGTAAATGGTAACCCATAACTTCTATGAGCATACTCCAAGTATTTTTCACATCCATATTTTGCAACGGCATATGGAGCATTTGGATTTGGAGGAGTTGCTTCATTAAATGCAATAATACCTTCCTCTTTTCCGTCTCGAATTAAGTCGCTTATTGGTTGCCAACCATATACTTCCATTGTACTAGCAAATACAAAGTTTTTTAAATTTTTAAGTTTAGAAGCGATTTCAATTAAATTAACTGTACCAACATAATTTATTTCACTAAATGTAATTTGCTCGTAGAAACTATCTTCTACTTCTGTTCTAGCGGCTAGATGAACAATTACCTCTGGATCAAATGTAGAAATCTGCATTGCTACTTTAGAATGATCTCTTAAATCTTCTGTTAAAAATGCAAGTTCATGTTTGTCTTTTAGTCTTTCAACCATGTGTTGGCCAATAAACCCGTCTGCACCTGTTATAAATATTCTCATGTAATGTCCTCTGTTTTTGCGTACCCTGTAATTTGTAATGTATATCTATTTATATTACTTACATTACTTACACAATGTACCTGGTTTTTAAGTATGTAAGTGTAATCACCCTTACAGTATTCCGGAAAAGAGTAATCTTCTATTTCTAAAAAATGCCCCATAATTTTATCTTGTAGAAATACATTTACCCTTACAGGTATCTTTCCTTGTATATCCCATTTGTTTAATTTTGCTAAATCGTTCAGCCTAAAAAATTTATCTATATGTGGTCCTATAAATCTGCCTGGTTTAATACAATTTACAGTAACCATGGAATGTTCTATCTGTGGGAACAGTTCTCGTATTTTTTGTGCGTATGCAGGGGCATATTCATCATATGTTTGTAATACTATAGGACCATCTGTAGGATAATCTGGTATTGCCATATTGTTATCTTTCCAATAGCCTCCAGACCAAACAGTATTTGTTTCTTCTACAAACTTTGTAAGATATAATTCTCTCTCGTCTAACCAAGAAAGGTCTATATGTCCTTTAATCATTTTTTAACACCGTAATCTGTGCAGAATAAAAAGGTTCCTCTCCCATATTACCTGCTATGTGCCAATCATCTATTCCAAACTTGACCCAGTCACCTGCTTTCCATTTAACAAAAGGTTGATCGTGTACTTCATAATAGTGTCCACGTTTCCAATCTTCTAAAAATATTAGGTAACGATAACTTTCACCTTCGCCATGCTCTTGTTTTAATTTAAAATGTTTATCAACATGATGTGGAATTGTTTGTCCAGGTTCTATATTAATAACACTAACAACATGATGGTCAAAATCATGAGGTATTTTTAATGCTAAGTCATGTACCCATTGTGGTGAAGTTTCAAACATCTGCCATATACTACTATTATGTTTTGTATAATATTTTTCTACAGCAGGTGTCTGCTGATAACATTGAAAATAATCGTCAAAGTTTAATTGCCTCATTTGTTCATGAGTTATTCCAAAGTTATCTATTTTACCGTATTTAATCACAGTAGTTTTCTAATGTGCCTTTACGTCTTAAGTCTAATGTAGCACAATGTATACCGCCAGAGAGCGTCATAGAATGTCTAAACTGTACAGGTACACTATCTATACCGTACTTATCAAGTTCCCTCATCAGAGGTTCTTGTGCTGAGTCTAAGATTACAGTATTTTGATCTACACTTAGTAAGTTCATACCAATGTAAGGAGAACAAGGTGGCATATAACCTTCGTCTGCTAATTTACTTCCTTGTACCACACAATCATCAAACCAAATTTTATCCCATGACTTAAACATTTCAGGACAGTTTTCAGGCGTTACCCTACTGCTATTCATTAATACTAAACCAGGTCTTAGTGGAACAATAGTGCTATCAAAATGTGCAAAACTGTAAAGTTCACTATAATGTAATCTATATCCCATTGGCTCTAATAATCTTTTTAACCATTTAAAGCCTTTCATATTTCCTGAATTACTTACTTGATACAATAAGTCTCTTCCTACTCTAACAATGTTAGGAGCATCAAAACATATTTCATGATCAAGTAATGTTGCTTTATCTTCTATGTCCTCAAACTGAAACATGTCATCATGTAATCTAGGCTTAGGTGCTTCTAACCATAATGCACCATCTTCAAATGCTTCATACATTATATCTTTATATAATTGTTTTGCTTCAAAGTATCTTGCTCTAACAGGAGTAGGTGTTTCAATTAACATATCTCCTAATGGTAGTATTAAATCACGAGGACACCAACTATACCAGCCCTTAGTATTCCAACCTTGTCCAATATCATAATTAACATTATCCCAATCGACTATAGAAGGTCGGTGTACTTTAACACCCATTTTAGTAAGTGTGTCCGCTAGTCCGTCTGCATCTTCATTGGCTTCATCTATTACCCATTGCGGATATGTGCCTTCTAATTTTTCTACATCCTCTTTCTTAAAAGGTGCATAACTAAAACTTCTTGCTGAAATGTCAGTTGCTATTCTGCTGTGGTGGGCATGTCCAACGATGATCTCTTCTAATGGGTCCCAATCGTTGTGAGAATTTACTATCATTTATTTCTCCTGTGTAATGTATATTCGTGACTATTTATTTAACAGTCACTTAAATATTGGGAAATACAGACTCTAAAATTACCTTCTATACCTCTATTAAATTCTTGGTGTCTTTCAGCATCTCCTAATCCAAATATTACACTATCACTATATACAAGATCTTGCTCTAAACATAATTGCTCATATTGATCTTTATATTTGTCCCAATTATAATCAGGTGAAAAGTTTTTCATATATTCAACACCTAATGCCATACTATAATTATTAGCCATCTTAACTTCATTAAGCATACTTACACCGTCATCTACATACTCCCTTGTAAATCTTATACCCACTCTATGGTTTTCTAGTGTGAAGAAAGGCTTACTAAGACTGCATGTAACTTCTTCTATTGCAGGGAAGTTATCTAAGTCTATATGTATGTTTTTAGAAATACCCCAATATGCTAAGTCTAAGCAAACAGGAACATTATGCACTTTACATACTTTCATTAAATGCTCAAAATCAGGATGTATACAACCAAAATCACTAAATGGAGCACTTACAATTAATGCATGTAGACCTAAACCATCTAAATGTTCTTCTAAATAATGTGGATAAGGAATATATTTAAAGTCTAAATGTTTTCCTAAACAAGCATGATATTGAAAGTCACCTTCTAATACAATAATTTGTCTATCTTTACTATGTCGTAAAATAAAATTATCAAACGATTGACTTGTTCCCTGTGTATAGTCTGCATATTTAAATGTACTTAATCCTGTTAAACTTTTGTTATTACTAAAATTTAACCATTCTCTCCACACATTTTGATACTCCTCTAATGTAGGAACTTGTAAATCATTTTTATCTAAATGAAAATGGAAATCAGATACTTCTTTATTTCTTATAGGCCTTGCACCTCTAACTGCTGTCATGCCAATATTTATCGCTATAATATTATGTTTTAATTTTTTATTGATAAGTAGTACAATGCTACCTAAATTCACAATATCAAAATCTGTTCATGTACAATAAACCAATAAATGCAGTTCATGTAGAAGTTACAGACAGATGTAATTCAGAATGTCCTGGTTGTGCTAGAGCGGCCTTTGGAGGTCCTGTAAAAGACTTTATTAAAAATAACGAATTAGGTTTAGAATATTTTACAGACTACATTGGTGTAGATTTTTGTAAGCAAATTAAGGCATGGAACTTTTGTGGTAACCTTGGTGATCCTAGTAATGCCCATGACCTTGTAGAAATTGTTAATTTTTTATTTACATGTAATCCTGACACTAGAATAGAAATACGAACAAACGGTGGTGCTAGAAATGAAAAATTCTGGTTTACGTTAGGCGAAGCATTTAAAGGAAAAGTTTTTGAAAAACAAGGCGGTGTAATTTGGAGTATAGACGGCTTGTCGGAAACAAACCATTTACATAGGAAAAATGTAAAATGGGATAAACTTTGGAAAAACTTTCAAAGTTATTTTTTAGGTCTAAATAGTAATTTAAATAGTACTGATGGAGAATGGATAGAAACACCTGTAAACGATGGCAGGGAGATTACTAAATTTTATTTTAATTCGTACAATTGGAGTAATGGTGCTTGGGAGTTTTTATTATTTGATCATAATAAAAAGGATATAGAAAACATAAAAGAACATTGTAAGTCTTATAATTTAGAACTACGAATTAAACAACCATACGGATTTCAGTACGATATTGATACTGGTAGTACAGTTACTATGCCTGTTTATGATAGGCAACCGAACAAAGATGGCAATTACAATCTTCTTTACACATTAAAACCTTACGGTTCTAATAATTTAATAGACGACCATGTACCTTTTATGCAGGAAAATGCTAAGTTTACTTACCCAGATCCAGATATGTATAACGAGGTTAATATACAAAAGTATATTAGTAAAAATAATTACAACATTGATATAGATTGCTTTAGTATATCAGAAGAGTGGGATTTTTACGAAATATTTTTAAATGCAGACGGCAGTATATTTCCATGCTGTTTTCATGCAAATAAAATTCAAACTGGTGAAAAACAAATTAATGAAATGTATGGAAATTATAATAATGTTTTAAGTAAAGATAATAAAATAGAAGATATTTTAAATTCAAATTTATTTAAAAAAGACTTGCCTGCAGGTATGAATGGTGATTTAAACGGAAAATACTGTTATACTTGTATGGATTCGTGTTCTAATAATCAAAACATTGCTAAAAAATTATTAGTATTAGGACAGTCCTCAGTAAGAAGTGAAGACTGATAAATAGTAGTATGCCTAGATTAAGTTTATGGAATCCGGTCAAGGGAAATGACTACACTTTTACTGACAGAATAGTTGGTGAGCATATCTACGCCGGAGGAACCGGAGTAAATATTCATAAATATTTAGGAGTACATGAAACTGTAGACGAAAATGATCCTACAAGGCCTTCAAGTGCCGGCAGTAATTCAGAAGTGTTTATACAAGACTTACTATTTTTAGAAAACAGAGATAGAAAGTATAGCGAAGACATATACGAATTACGAGGACAATACAATTTAGGTGATAATGATGCCTTTGATCTAACACAATTTGGTATGTTCCTAGCAAATGATACATTGTTCATGAACTTCCATATTGAAAGCATGGTTGAATCTATAGGCAGGAAATTAATGCCCGGTGATGTACTAGAACTTCCTCATTTACGAGACGATTTATTATTAGGTAGTGAAGAGGCAATAAACAGATTTTATGTAGTTACTGACGGAAGCAGGCCAGCAGAAGGATACGACCCTCGTTGGTGGCCTCATCTTTGGAGAGTTAAATTAGGTCCAATAACTGATAGTCAAGAATACAGAGACATTCTTGGTACAGGTGAAGAGGAAGAAGATTTAAGAAATCTAATCAGTACATACGCAAATGAAATTAATATTAATGATAAAATATTAGAACAAGCAGAAAATGACGTTCCATTTGCACCACAGTTTAGAGATACTGCACATTTATATTTTGATGATTCAGTACCAGGCAAACCGTCACCGACATTAGACTTTGCGGCTGGAGACGGTACACCTATAAACGGAATAAGTTTAGTAGGCAGTGGAGAAAGTTTTCCACAAAGTGGAACAAGTGACGGCGATTATTTTTTAAGGACAGACTTTAGTCCTAACAGACTATTTAAAAAGTCTGGAACACGTTGGTTAAATGTTGGTACCGATAGTAGAGGTGTTTGGTCAGCGGCTAATAGAATCTTACAAGGGTTTATCAATAACAATAACTTAACAAATACAAATGATGGTGAAACAATAAACGAAAGACAAAATTTAAGTAAAGTATTAAAGCCAAAAACGGATAATTAAAATGAAACTAAACGACATAATTTTAAAAGAAGACCTAGGTCCATTAGAAGACAAGTTATATGACTTGCAAGGTGCTTTAGAATCTGCAAGAAAAGAAACAAAAAATATTAAATATGCAGATATGCACATGGAAATTATTAGCAGTCTTTCTAATATAGCAGAACAACACGGACTGGAATTAGACGAATATAATGTCAATCAAGTTTACAGGGCAAAAAATAATTTAGAAAGTGCTATTTACGAATTAGAAGAAGTATTTGAAGATGCTATTAGAGACATACAAAACAAAATAGATTTGGAAGAAGAATAAAATGGCAGGAAAAAATTTAGATTATTGGTATGACGAGCAGATAAAAAGATATCTAATTCAACTCATACGAATATTCTCTAATTTTAAAGTAAGAGAGAATACTAAAAAAGGCGTAAAATATAATCGTATACCTGCAAGATACGGTGATGCACAAAGAATGGTTTCTAGCATTTTAAGAAATAATTCAGAAAACATAATAAACTCTGCACCTTTTATAAGTGTAAACATTGCTAGTATACAGCCGGCAAGAGATAGAACACATGAACCATTCTTAGTTGATACTAATCAAGTTGCAGAAAGAGAATGGGATTCTGTACAAGGAAAATATACATCTGAACAAGGTAATTTATATACTACACAAAGGTATATGCCTGTTCCATTTAATATGACACTTCAAGTAGACATATGGACTACTAATACAGATACTAAACTACAGGTTCTAGAACAAATATTTGTTTTATTTAATCCCAGTATCCAATTACAAAG